GTGCATTTAGCACGTCATGTTTATTCGAAGACCGGTGTAATCCCGGTAGTCTTTGCATATATAGTTTGTCTTTTAGACCTTTATATGTCGAGCAGGTTCGGCAATATGTAAATTTATTTGCATATTGTCGAACCTAGCTCAACTTGAGCGATTCCGCTTTTAGCGGACTCTCATAATTGGTACATCTTTGTACCTCTGAACACTTTCTTCCAGTTTTTGTTAGTTTCCCTTATTGAAATTGATATTCGTAGTTATGGTTGTAACTATTGTCTTACACGCAACCACCCCTCCACTTACTGGCATCCAGCTATGCCTTTGAACTTCAACTTACCGTGAGCAAGTAATTGCTCCTTTGAACGTCTAAGTAACAGTGAGACTCGACTGTTATTGACTCTAAACATGTTAGAGAAAATGCGAAGTTCCGCGTGTATTTATTTACCCGCGTCTTTTACAGTTTAAAGAAACTGATGACCCCTGGTCTTTAAGCTTTTGAGCCCCCTAAGCTCTTAGAGTGAGTCACTCTATTATTATAGGTATTATGTTTTATATAAAAATGACCCAGCCACAACACAAACGAACAGAATTGAAGCCAGTAGTAGATTCTAACGTCTTGGCTGTTCACGTCAGTACTGAACAGCACTTAGCAGATTCCCAATACTTCGGAACTGCTTCGGAATTCGAAGTTAATCAAAATCCTCTGAGTGAGGTCCCAGCAGTGGGTAATGATTTCCGAGCTCTTCACGCTGAGTGCATGTTTGAGCTCGAAGGGCTTGTCTACGGACCAGCTACTCTCACACCAGAATGGTGTGCTTGGATGCGCTATAAGGCGCGCTTCCGTAAGGCCAATCCCCTTGTCGATAGAATTTTAGAGCACTGTATTGCTGAAATTCGACAGGAGATTCAGATGCGCTATCGTCGCGTGGGCTGGCCGCCCTTGTTGGAGATTGAAGAGAAATCAGAATTTCCCCCCATTCCCGTCTATGTCGGACGTGATGTCATCCGCGTCAATGATGATGGGACTCACTATTACGTGAGTTCCGCCG